GACCTTGGAAAAGACCACCATCCCAGCCGCCGGGGCAACAATACCAGCGCACAGGACAATCACAATGATGATTGCTTTGGCTGCAAAATTGATTGTCTCTTGGTCGATGCTCATGGCTCTACCGGTGCCACGGCATCAGGCTTGATGCGGATCACTTCGCCTGTGTCGAGGTCGATCACTTCGCCGGGGATCGTCAAGCCAAGCTCCTCATTGATCCCAAGGCAGATCCCTTGGAAATGAGCCTCGGCCTGTGCGAGTTGGGCTTGTGCCTGTTGCATGCGCTTTGCTGCATTGCGAGCCAATGACAAGAGCATCGGCGGGCACATTTCTTTTTCGACAGGTTCTGTCTGTTCGCTCATGGCAGTTGCTCCTCGGTTGTAGTGGATTCTGGTTCGAGCATTAGTACTGGTGCCGGAGTCAATGCGGTTTGCAGGCGAGCCAACATTTGTGCGCTTAGATCAGGATCTAGACCGATCATCTTCGCAGCCGCGCTTTGCACGACTCCCTCTGCGTCAAGATGCCACGGATCGTAAAATGCTTCCCAATCGGATTCTTTTCCGATGAAAGGGATTTCGCGAATGCGAGCCGCCAGCACAAGGGACGCGTATTTCTGGTCATCGACATTAAAAGTGATTTGCGCCATGGATACTCCTTATTGCATCATGCCGCACGCAATCACGTTGGTGCGGATTTGGTTTAGGAGGGCGACGGCAGTGGCAAGATCTGTGCAGGCCGCATTGATCGTTGGGCGTACTGTTGGGGCAGCTTGGTTGAAAAATCCGAGACCGCCTGCGCTGCTAATTTGGGCGACTCTTGCGCCGCCGATCCACACGTTAACGGGCACAGAATCCTTGGTCCCAATTCCGTAGGAATACGAACCACCAAAGCCTTCGGGGACGATTACTAAGCCATTTGACAATGCTGGCACGGATGCCATGCGGACACGGAATTTATGGGCACCATCTGGATTACCAACGTCGCTCTGGAAGTATGAGAAATAAGCCCCTGCGGCATACCCAGATTCTTCTACGGAAGTTATATACCCACCAGAAGAGACTGCTGTAATGTTCCTGCAAGCTAATACTCCACCCGTGAACGTGCCACCACCCGTTGACGTTAGTCCCGTGAACTGCCCAATGCCGCCCGTGGTGATGCGGGTAGCATTGGAGGTTCGGATCTCTGACCCGTTGACATAGCTAGTAGTGCTGATTCCGCCGGTCTCGCCTGACCGCATGAGGTACGTGTTATTGAGCTGGGTGTACGAAAAATTGCACCCTTCCCACGCAGTCCCGTTCCATCGGTAGGAGTAGCCGTCTGATTCGTTGTAAACTTCCCATCCTTTGCGGGGCGTCCAAAACTCCCATGAGGATGAGACTGCATTCCAGCGCGCAAAATCATTGGCATGCCCAGACCATGCGCCTGTTGCGCCGGTCGCTGGGATGTAGCAATCCCCGTCAGCGGGGGAAGCTGGTGGAGTGGTCAGCACCCGCTCGATGATATGGGCTTGGGTCAGTGCATCGAGGGCTCGCAGATTTTTGTCATGCGCTGCCTTCCAATTGTTTTCTCCAAGGTTCCAGCCCCACGTGGTGCCCAGATTTCCCGCTGTGTTTGCCATGTTGTCTCCAATCTAATTTCCGTTTAGGCTCCGCCGTAACTCAATCCGTAGGCCATACCATACCCGGCCTCAAAAATGAGTTGCGTCTTGCGCGTCTCCATGCTGGTGAGTCCGTCCCGCTCTGATAAAAGCGAGATGGATTGCGGGCTTTTTGCATCATATGGCTGTAGGTTGATTTGCGCGGGAGTTACTGCATATGACTCCACAGTGGAGTCAAGGCCAGCTTGTATTGTGGTCTGATAATCATTGCGGAGATCAGTCAGCGTAACAGCCATGTTGCCTGCATTGTTGACCCAGTCGCCACGGCAGATATACACGCGCCCGTCTTGGATTCCGTCATTAGGGTTTGGGACACTATAGCTGTACCCAAGAGTTCCGGGGCCGCCGTTGTAGTCATTGAACGGAAGAGATCTGCCGTCGATTGTGTAGTAGTAGTACACAGTAGTGGTAAAAGATGGAGCTGCTACAAACAGCTTGAACTCTTCGCCTGGTGCGGTGACGTTCCATCCCCAGTATTTCCAACAATAAACGCCACCCCATGTCGGAGGCGCGCCCACGAATTGGTGCTGGACTCCAAACGATGGTTCGAGGTGCCATGCGCTGTCATAATTGAGGGCGAGCGTAAATGCCTCTTCCGTACCCTTGCGGATTTTGACACGATTTGTCTGCCCTATCTCCATTGGTACCGACGATGCCTGTTGCGAGAGGACGCCGGGTGCCTGCGTCAATCGATTGCGGTTGGCCCAGAAGAGATCGATGTCGCCGGCCTGCACGTAGGATGGGGAGAGTTCGCCCATCTCTGTAGATGGAGTTAGGTCTGGTATGTTCCCGCTATCGACGATGAATCGGACGGAGAAACTGTAGGCTTTTTGCGAAGCATCCGTGGTTATGAATTGGTTACTGTCAAAAATACGGCTCCATCCGTTTAGAGCCGTCGAACTAGTCGATGTCCACATCATTGCAGCATTCAAATAATTGTTGAATTGACTAGGTAAGTAATTCCCGACAGCCAAAACTCCGAACCCAAAAACATCACTTCCTTCGATCCCAACATCCCACATTGATTTCGATTTAAGTCTGTATCCAGAAGTGTTCTGAGTAGAATTTACGCCATAGTATCCACCTAGCGAGACCTCCATGGCTGTCCACTCTGCATTGCTTGGCAAGTGGGTATCAGGGGGGCAAGCATAAAGTGACTGGCTCCATGTATACAATTTCCCGCATAATGCACGATTCGCTGGATTGTTTTCACGATCAATACCAGCTCCATCCCATGCCAAGTTCTCCGCAGACCACCATTTTCCATCTGGCATCAGAACCGTCTTGTAGACCTTGCCGTCACGGGTATCAGTAAATGTCCCTGTTGTCAGTGCTGTCTGGCCAACTCGGAAGCGGCCCGGAACGAATGGGCGCAATTCGCGGGAGTTGGTCATGCCTCCGTAAAGGTCCGTGGCGTACGGGTCGAGTTCGCCTGATTGGTTGCTCGCCACCACGCCAAATATCTCGCTGTGGTTGGCGATCGTGCCGGGGTTTTGCACCGGGGGCGGACGACGGATCAGCCACACGCGAGCGCCTGCGTAGTGAATGCGTGGCAGAGTATCCATAACGCCACGGAGCAACCCAGAAATGGTGACTGTGGTGGAGCCAAACGATATGCCTTGGAAGGCGATCAGCTCATCGTCAATGAGCAGCAGGTTTTCGCCGCTGTTCGGGTCACCGTTTGGCATGAAGCTATCGAAGTCAATCGCGCCTTGGAGGGTAATGGAAGTGGTTAGTTCTTCCTGCGCAATGTTCGCGTTGAGCATTGCAGATGGGGTGTACCCAATCTCGCCAAGCCGCATGAATTGGCCATTGTTGATCTTTCCCCAAACCGTTGCGCCTGTGGTGTACTGGTCGCCACGGACTGCCAGTGCGGCGAATCCCACGCGAGGGCCGTCGCGGGTCACGTCATAAGCCAGCTCCCATGCACGCACTGCGGATGGGGCCACTGGTGCGATTGTGGACGGGTCCACCCAACCTGAGTCGGGCGGAACATACCCTGTATCAGGCAATGAGAAAACGTCCTCGATCGCCTCGACCACGATTGATGGTGAGGTCAGCGTTCCATAGCGAACGTCGCCGATGCGCATCTTCATGTTCGAAATGCCGAGTGCGGTCGAATTGAACACGAGGCAGTCGCCGGGCCGCAATGCCCACGCCTTGCGGTTGAGGGTGATGCGCGCATGACTGCGTGGGTAACCGAATGTTTTCAGTTCGCGGTATGCGAGTTTTATGGCCAGTTCGCGGGTGTTGACTCCGTTGAACACGTTACAGACCGAAACTGTCTCTCCGTTTTGCGAGGTCCAGTTTGCGAGGTCTTGCACCTGCACCACGCGCTGGGCATACGATGCAGTTGCGTCGATGAATTGCACCTTTACCTCATTGGCAACGTCGCCCCAACCAGTGCGCGAATACTCGGGATCGTCGAGCATGTCGTCATCGGAAAAGGAGGGCCAGTCGGTGCGGGTGTAGTAACTCGTGGTCAATCCGATAGCGTTGGCCTCGGTCGTGGTATACACTGGTCGCACGATACGCAACTGCCATTTGCCGCTCGCAACGTCAGGGAAAAGTACGCCATCAATCGTCTTGAGGATGTCGCCCGCCACGTCGTCGAAAGGGCTTTGCGAGTCCAACAGCATGGACATACCGAACGACTCCCAAACCATAATGCGGGCGGCGTCGAGGAACGAGTCTTGGTCGATATCGGCAAGTGCGACGCCTAGCCCATAGACCGGATTCATGAGCAAATCGAGCAGGATGAATGCAGGGTTGGCATTGTAGGTCTTACCTGCATCGCGGGAGCCGGGAGGCATACCCAATTGGTCAGGGAGCGTTGCGCACTCGATGGCCGCCAACGAGTCGCCAACGCCTAACGGATCTGGGCACCGTTCCACCTCAAACGAGACTGCAGGGATTTGGGGGGATTTGCCCCAGTAGAATTTTCCGTTGTCGCCAAACTGCGTCAGGTTCTTCGAGAACACGGCATAGCACAAACCACCAAACGCTGGAACCTCATCCGATGCGCGTCCTTGAGATACCGCCAAATTGGCGTCGGTCGGCTGGTCTGCCGCACCGTCATAAATTCGCATCGCACCGCTGGCAACAATTGCGCTTTGCTCATCGTTGATCGACAAGTTCCATTCGGTACCTGACCAAGTAAACGATGCAGGCTCTTCCCATGCTGTGCCTGTCCATCGTTTTGTGATCCCGTCCAAAATGACAGTATCTCCAACAGCTGGCATGGTGACGATTGGTTCCCATGAGCCGGGGTAGTCATATCCTTTCCACGTGATGTATGCGCCGACTGGAGGGACGTTTGGCGATGCGCTGTTATCGATCCACCAATTGTTTCGCTCCGGGTAGCTGTCCTCTTCGTCAGGCTCATACACGACGACAGGATTGGTGCCGACAACAAAAAGCCCCGACGGACGAAAATTTGTCAGCGGTGGGCTATTGGTTGACGTCAGCGGCGTCGTGCCGATGGCAGAGTGCAGAGGATAACCACTGCTACCCAAAACCTTCGTGGCCTTGGGTAGCTTCTCTCCTTGGCCGATCCACACGCGGCGAACTCTGTCTATTTTCCCGTGGCAAATCGCAAGCATGAGCGATGCGTAGTATGTCCAGTTTCCGTCGTTGTCTTGTTGCGGCTTTGCCTCAAACCATACACAGTTCGGTCCCTTGAGGTGCACAGTTCCAAACACCACAGGCACCGGGTGACCCTGCTCTGCGATCGGTGCTTGCAGATCTCCGGGGCCGCGCTTGGCCACGGACGGTTCGAGCTGTTTGGCCAACAGATATTGCAGGACGGTAACGCCGACCCAGATAGCAACCATCGCAATTGGAAAGGCCATTTACAAAACTCCGTCGAATGGATTTTTACTCGGGAACTGGTCGAATCCGTTGAAAGATTGCAACCGTCCAAAATGTTTGCAGTGCTTGGTAGTGCGACGGCAACCTCGCACCACCGTGACCACCGTACCCACGGCGACGCCGGGGATCGGGGCCTTGAGTACGATTTGGTTCCACGCGGGGTGCCGGCCAATCATCATCCGTTGACTCGTCGGGCTCACCATGTAGCCCCATGCCAACGATGGCGGTCCGTTGGTGTCTGCGTTTGCCGACCACTGCGTCTGCCAGTAAGCGACGTATGCTGTGCTCTCCGTCGCCGCTTGGTCAACCGTAATCGTCAATCCGTCACCAGACAGGGCACCGACCTTCAGCGTCCACAAATTGCCTGTGGTCGTGGCACCGCACGAGGCAGAGTAAAGCATTCGATTGCACGGTTGTTGGTAAACCATCGACGGAATTTTTTTGCGTATTGATGCAGATTCCGGCAGGATTGTCAGGGTGCACTCACGCGGGAACTCGGCCTTGGCCACCTTGCCACGGAATCGGGTCACGATCTCTGCATCTCCGTCGTGGCCGGCGAAGATGGTCAGCCACACCGGGTCAGGTGGTGAAAAAGAGATGAACTGTGCGGCGACAGGATTACTCTTCGGAAGGTTGACCGTAATCGTTCCCGACGATGCCTCGCTTGAGTACGTCACCTCGGAATGGTCGATCACCTCAGGTGCAAAAACACCGTGGGTCGGGTGCGTGCGGGAGGTCTCGCCCGACGTGTATTGCCACGACGTTATCCCCATGGTGAAACGGAATAGCTCATACGGTTTGCCGCCATAGCGGCTGGTTTCCATCGCGTCAAAGCTCATGGCACTTCCTTGGGTATTTCGACAAATTGTGTCATGCTCTGTCCAAAGATAGGCGTCTCCCAGTCGATTTCTGCAGTGTCATCACTGAGTCGGCAGAGCGTCAAAAATGAGACGATCGTGCCCGCTGGCAAATCAATACCATTAGCAGAGTCGAGCGTGAGCATCTCTGTTGTGCCGTCATCGCTTGCGCTCGTGACCTTGCGATAAATCCACCCATTCGACGGTGTGCGAATCGCGAGATACTTACGCGCTTTATCAGGGTACATGCTGGCCGTGTATCCGCATGAGTGCACTGTAATCAGTGATGATGGAGCATATGCCTGAACAGCCAACAAAAGGTCTTCGCGCCACGTTGGCACCCAAAAAGGCACAAGACTACCTGCCCGTCGGTCGATGAGATCGCGGAAATCTGAGATCTCATCGCGACCTGAAAGGAACCAGTTAAAATCGGAAGATTGGAACGACACACTCCCACGGTCAACGACGGCAACTTTGCCGAAACCGTTGTCGAGTCGGTCGACGATGCGAGACGATGCCCACCGTTGCCCGTCTGCGTTTGGCTCCGCCGTGAGCACGTCGAGCCCGTAGGCTTGCGTGGGCGTGGTGGTGCTTGGGCGGGTGTCGGTGGCACTTACCTCGCACTGGATTTTGACCGAGGCAGAGGACGCCTTGAGGCCCAAAACAGACACGTCGATCGAGTCCAAGCGTCCTTGGAACGCGGGCAGGATTAGCGGGTTTGTATAAGCCTGCGTGGTCGCTGAAATGTTGATCTGCGTGCCCGTCGCCGACGAGATTGTCACCGCCTCGCATTTGGTGGGAGACTCCCAAATGACGGCCATTGGCGACACCGTGAAAAGCCTATTGGTGGTCGAGATTGTGACCACCGTAGCGCCGCTGGCAATCGTGCCGGTGTACTGGATTTTATCAGGCCACCACGGGCAGGCAAAGAGATCGCTCTGCGAGTCCCAAACCAACGAGGCGAACCGTTGCACCTCGGTCTGCCCAATGTTGAGCAGGTCGAACGCAAGGCCGCGCCGTGGCACATGGCGCAAGCGGAAGCGTTGTTCCATGCCGGTGCGAGCCGTCAGCACTTGCGTCATGTACTGGATCGATTCGCGCACTGGTCGCGACCAGTCAGGCTCAAAGGGAAAGACAATCATTTGGTGCGACCCAGCGCTTGGTTCGCGCTCTTAGGAGCCTTCGACAACTGCTCGACCTGAATGCGCCGTGCCACTGGTCCGCGTGCCCACCTCTCGATCTTCTGCTCGACGAGCCCGTCAGCCAAACCAACCGTCAGCCCAGCCTCTCCAAACCCGCCTTCGACGGCAGATGCACCTGCACCGCCCACAATGCCACCATCGGCAAACCGTGGAATGGACCGCCCGCGTACAACAAATGCGCGGCCCTCATTGAGGTCATGGAATGCGCTGGCACCAATGCGGCTCATCGCGCTGGTGCGCAAAATTCCTTCGCCGGGCATACTCATTATAGGCACCGAATCTACGCCGGGCTTACCGCCGGTGATGATACCTCCTTCGGCGAACCTTTGCAGAGGCCTTCCCGGTACCACAAATGCCCTGCCTTTATTGAGGTCGTCAAAAGCATCAGGGCCGATCTTTTCCATTGCACTAGTACGTAGCACGCCTTCGCCGGGCATGGCCATCACAGGCACCGAATCTACGCCGGGAGTACCGCCAGTAATAATGCCGCCTTCGGCCTTGCCAATAAATGGAATGACAGAATTTGCCATAACGTTGCCCGGTCCCATGCCTCCACCAAAAGCACCGAACATCGCCTTGACGGCCTGCATGACCAACATCTGCGTCATGATCTGTTGCATGGTCGAGACCACTGACATACCGAATTGGCCGAACGCATCGCTTGCGCTTTTCGCATTGAAAATGGTGTCGGTCAAAAACTTGTTGAGCACTTGGTTTGCGCCTTGCTCGAAAGAGTCTCTCAACTCTTTTTGCTGTGCGGCGAGTTGTTCTTGCGCCTTGAGAGAGGTCTCCAATTCCGTCGCTCCACGCTCAGCAATGGCTGCCGCACGCTCGCGTTCAATTCCCGCGATCTCTCCTGATAGTTGAGCAGATGCCAGGTCTTGCTGGTAGATCAGTTGGTTAATCTGTAATTGCAATTGGGCTTTTGCATATTCATCAGTTGAGGCATTCTTTTTGATCTCTAGTTGTGCGATCTCTGAATCGACAAGAGATTTTTGTATCGCTGTAGACTCTAGCGCCATGTTTGTTTTGGCTGCGTAGTATGCCTCTGCGCTTACTTTTCCCGACTTGTAAGCATCATCCAAAACGGCCAATTCTTGCGCGATGCCCTCTTTGCGTAGGGCAACCATTGCCTCGTTAAATTGCTTCTCAAATTGAGATTGGTCGAAAACTTGTTTCTTCGCTTCTGTTTTTGCAGTCTTTGTTCCACCACTGGTTCCCCCACTGGTTCCACTGTCTCCACGGGCAACTTTTGCTTCATCGCGTCGCTTGATTACCTCGTCAATTTGCTGGGCTTCCTTGACTAGACGGTCTAAGTCGCGTTGCGCAAATCGCACGTACTCGCTGTTTGTGATCCCACGCGATGCAGCCTCTTTCCGCAATGATTCGATCTCTGCCCGCTTGGCATTGATCTCTGTATTTTTATTGATCAGCGCATTGCGCACGCCTTGGTCAGACACATTCGCGAGCGACTGCTCGACCTTATTGTTCAGCCCAAGCCACTCCTTGGTACTGCGCAAAATGATCTTCATTCCCTCTGCCCACTCGATCATATATGGGATAATTCCTTGCGCAAGCTCTAGCGTGATATCCATCAACGGCGCTTTCAACTCCGTCATCGTGTCCTTAAACTTGGCTGATTTTTCCGCCATGTCCGTAGTTACGATTGCCGCCTTCTCCATTTGAGAGCGTAGTGTCTCCGGACCAGCCTGCAAGATTGGCATCATCTCTTGCCATGATTTGCCGTAAGCCTTCTGAGCGATCGCGATCTTTTCTGTTTGCGTGGTGGCCTTGCTCATTTTTTCAGAGATCTGAATCATTGCCTGCGATGCGTCTTTGGTCGTCAGCCCAAGGGACTTGATCCCAGCATCGCCTGCTGCCATTTTTGCCGAAAACTTACCGTAGATAGTTACCAAACTTTCCAGCGAGGTACCGCCCAACTCTGCCACCGGGGCGAGCTGCGATAGCGTCTCCACGGCGATGCCTGTCTTGTCGTGCATGTCATTGAGGGAGTCGGCAAACTCGATGCTTTTGGCGATGGCCGCCCCCAGCCCAACAGCGACACCAGCCAATGCAGTACCGGCAGACAGAGCGCCAAGTTGCGGTAGGATCCCGCTCGAGAATTCGCCCGCCACTTTGGAAAGCGAACCCCATCCGCCTGTGGATTGCTTCGCTGCCTTATCTGTTTCTCGAACCTCTTTCTGGACTTTGCGAAATGCAGAAAGAACCTGCTCGACACCATCGGCACCGAGTAAAACTTTGATGTCGGGTGAACTCATTTTAGGATCTCCGGGAGGTCTGGTGGCTTGCTATCCTTGGCCGCCCATGGTCTCTGCACCGCATAGCACAAAATGTCCGTGCGGTATTGTTGCACGGCCTCTTCTCTCAAAATAGCTTCATACGATGCGAGAGCTTCCCGCAATGGCCAATCGCAAATCGACTCGTACTTGGACACATCCCATCGCGCCAGCTCGCGCACGAGGGTATCCCAAAGGCCAAAGGAATAGGTCAGCGACCGGGCTTTGCGCGTCTGCTCCGTCCTGCTCTGACCAAGGATGAGCGGGAAATCACGGCAGAGGCGAGCCCTGTTCTGAAAAAACCAATGAAGGCTTGGATCACAAGATCCTTGATTTTTGCTTTGTCATCAGCTGCAGTCAGGTCGCCAATGTACTGGGCAATTTCCGCGCACCCTTCTGTATGCCACGGCTTACCAGATTCTGTCAAAAATAAAGCAACAACTTCGATGGCCTTCCCGGTATTTACCATGTCGGTAAATAGTCGGTCTGCAAATTGGTCATAAGTTTCATCGCGGCGCTTCTCGATCATGTCGAGGCCCAATTTGCGGAGTGTCGCCTCTACATGGAGATCGAAGCGGATCGTACCTTCTTCGAGGGTTTGAAATACCTTCCCCCCCAAAAGAATTTCGTTCATTTTCCATACCCCCAACGATTAAAAAAGGAGTGGGTTTTGTCCCCACCCCAATGATGTTACGCCAGCCAGCGAGTGCGGTAGAACTGTTCCCCCGCCGCCTGCGTGGTGTCCTGCAAGGCCGATCCCTTGAGTGCGCCCTCACCAAACGACTCGGAGATCAGAGCCAAAGCCCCGTCACCAGAAATGGTCATCTGTGGGATGAGCACTTCCATCTGCGGGCCGCTTGCTTGATTGGCCGCCGAAATGTACTTGATGGATACTGTGATCTGACCTGCTGCCAAGCCGTTTACTTGGGGCTTGCCCGTGATCGCGGGATAGGTGCCAGTCCAAGTGATCGCGTCGCCGTCGACAAGGCCGGCGGTGGTCGTGGTGTCGAGGAAAAAGATCGTGCCCGATTGGGTGTCTACCCAATAGTCACCAGTGCCGTTGGAAGAGCCAGCATTGACAAGAACTGTCGCAGACTTCTTGACGGAGGTCACGATGATCTTGTTCTTTCCGGTGCTGAGACCGTACCCCTTCTTGAGAGTGCCAAGCGCGGTGTCGGTAGCAGTGCCAGATGCCTGCGTCCACGTGGTGACGGTTGCGCCAAGGGCAAGGCCAAGGTTCTCAGGATTGAACTCGCTGAACGACAGGGACACAGCGGCGTCAGTGCCGGTCACCACTTCCTTGTACGTGCCTCGGGCGCCGTCCATGGCGTTCTTCTTTTTCTGCGTCTCCTGAGTGACGGAGACTTCCAGCTTTTCGACAAGGCCAGCATGACGCCAGTTGCCCGTTTTGACACCGTTCACCCATCGATCGATGAGAACAATTCCTGCGCCGACATAGAGATCAGCATTCGTGGGAGTTGGCATTTTTTACGCCTCCTTTTTTCCAGCGCCGATTTGTTCGAGCCAGATCGCGTCGTTTTCGTCCACTTCGATCACGGTGCCGGGCAGGACGATTTCGCCTCGGTGCGTGTGGTTGTCGGTCAAGATCTGCACCTTGACAAATTCTGTCTTCGCCTTGCTCACGGTTTGACCTCTTGGTTCAAACGGTTGTGGATGTAATCAATCTCGACCAAAACTTTGCAAAGCCCTGTCCCTTGCGCGGCCATCTCTGCGTCCCACTCCGCGCTCTTTTCGCGGATGTCCAAACACAAACTGCCAAGCGATTGGTCAGCCTGCAATGCGGTAGTGATCCAGCAAACGGCCTCGTCTAGCGCAACGTCCACCGGGTCGCCCATCCCGTAAACGTCAAGGATTAGGCCAAGGGTGCGAATCAGAGATTGGCGCCCTTTGCTTTGGTCCTTGACCACGTCGGAGCCGGGATAAACCTCAATCAGCGGTAGGTGCGAAGGCTCGATTTTAGCGAGCGAAAAACGGCGCACGGTTACCCCTGCGGGTTTGTTTGCACCGTTCAAGACGAGTGCAACCGCGTCGATAATCTGATTGCGAATGCTACTCATGTGGTACCCAGCAATGCGTGAGAAATGCGGCCATCGGATTCACGGCGGCGGTCGTGTACCTTGTAGGCGACTCCCGCAACTGTGACAGTGGAGCCGACTTCGAGCCCAGGCAATGACGCAGTCCGGTAAACCATCGTGCGCATCTCGCCTAGCACCGCGCTTGCGCCTTCGAGGATCTGCGAGTCCACGAGGTCGACCAACGCTTTCGCGCTAGCTCCCTCGAAGGTCACGGTCTCCCCAAAGTCGGCAAGCATGATCTCGATGTCGGCTTCCATGTTCATCAGGCTTCAGCCTTCTCTTTGGTTTCCTTCTGTTTCGCGACCGCACGGATTTCCTCAACGTCTTCGATGGATCCCTTGCCCACCTCGCCGTCAAAGGAAAACTCTTCGCCATGTTTGAAACCAACAGGCTTCACGATTTCATACAAGTCTTTTTCGACATGCACGATTGCATGGCTACGGATTCGCGCCTGTTGTTCCGTGAGTCGCACGCGCCCACCGTAAAGCATCACAAAAGCACCAATAACTTTGATCTTGCGCATGTTCCACCCTCCAACATTAGGGGGCAAAAGCCCCCCAATATCATCAGTTTAGAGTGACCTTGATGTTGCCCTTCCAGTCGCCGTAACCGTAGCCAAGAATACGGTGGATGCCGTAGAGATGGCGCTGGTTTTTGAACTCTTCCTCGGACCCTTCAGCGATCGCCGACACGGTAGTATCGACCTCCATCTGGCGAATCAAAGGTTTCTCCACCCCGTCGGCGCGGAACATGTAGATCGCATCAGTAGCAGTCAAGCGAGGGTTGACCACGAGCCCGTAAGACAGACCAGCGATATTACCCACAGCAGGCAAAAGAGCATTGCGAGACTGCCCGCCGTCTAGGATAACGGTCGTTCCCAATGCACCAGCAGCGGCGCGCAAATGGTTCACCGGAACCATCACGAGGAACCGCGATGCGCTGGCATTGGTGGGTTCGCCTTGATCATCCTTGAGCGTAAACATCTGCTCGGTCGCTTTGAGTAACGCGCTTTCGAACTCTGCAGGGGTGGGAGTTGCGGGAGTGGTAACGTCGTAGGTGATCGAGTTGGACTGAGAAGGCGATCCGCCTTCCTGGTGGTCGGTATCGAAAAAGTATTGCCCGTCATAGCACAAGCTCGAAGAACCAGCCACCAGCAACTGCGTGAGCAAACTGGCGTCATGGTCCTTCGCACGTTCTGCGAGCTGGCGGATCTTCAATTCGATCTTGCCAGTCTTGTCGCGCCGCACATCGTCGACCTGGACTTCAAGCGTGGCTTCGTACTTCTTATTGCGGATCGAAAAACCCATCTCGCGCAACTGCTTGGGTTGGCGCCCGCCGATCCACTCGCGCATAAGCGGAGCAGAGCCGATGTCTACGTAGGTTTCGCTCTCTTGATCGGTCGTCAAGAAATTGGTCACCTGGTCAACCCACGAATTGTTCGGGGTGTCAAGCTGGTTGAGCATGTAGCCGATTACGGCTCGGCTCGAAAGTGATTTCAGTGCCATGTTATCAATCCTCCGTTATGCGTAGTTGGCTAAGACAGAGTCAAATGCGACAACAACCGTCGTGCTCGAAACATGGCGGTGGACCCATCCGATTTTGCTGTTGCTGGTGGCGGTCAACGTAAAGGTTCCGTCGTCGCTTGCGTACACGGGAGCGCCAACCTTTGTGGCATCCGCTCCAGTAACGACGAGCTCTACCTTGCCGCGCTCGCGGACGCGCACACGGATCGCACCGTTTGCGCCGCCGGTATTGTCTGCAGGGGATTCTGCGAAGCCGACGAAACGGTCAGTCGCCGTGAGGGCGCGGGCAAAAGATCCGGTCGTTACTTGGATGCCGACCGCTGCACCTTCCCAAATTTTGGCCGAAGCCAATACGGGGTGCTCGTTGTAGTCGCCAATTTCAAAGGCGCGCTGGGTGTTCTGCGATAGTGCCATGGTTTAGTTCCCCTTCCGAGAGAAAAGCTTTACCGATCCTTTTGCTTGGCCCTTCTCGTAAGCCAAGTAGTCAGAGAATTCGTCGAATTCTGCATGCAGGCTAGAGTCATTATCCCAAGCCTTTTGTGCGCGTTCTTCAATTGACAAATTCTGGTCATTTGTAGTCGCGTGGTTTGCATTTGCTGGAGGCACGGGCTTGGGGGATTCCGAGCGCATCGAGTCTACTCGTGCGCCACGGTTCGCCCGTTCGGCAGCAACAATGGCTTTGGCAACGTCACCGCCGGTGCTCTTGCCGTCGAAAGCCATGCTCTCAACAATCGACTCATGGCCGGGCATCGACTGTGCAAAAACGTCCTTGATGCGCTCGCGTTCTTCCGATGCGCCGTCGGCTTTTGCCGAAGACACGTCAACACCTGCACGGCCCTCAGCGCGGAAAGCCTCCGCGATTTCGGGGTATTCCGCAGACACCTTCTCTTTGGTGATCATCCCACTCTCCTTATTTTTGGGGTTTTGAGTTGCAACCTTTGGGCCTTTCGCAGAGAGGTCAGAAATCAATTGGTCGAGCGATGAAACACTGTCCACCAACCCAGCCGCGATCGCCTGTTTCCCTTGGAAACTTCGCCCGTCTGCCATT